GCTGCTAGAGCGTCAAGTTCTCCTTCAGTGATGGTGACTGCTTTGCCACCAGCGTGAAAGAGCTGCTGTCCGAAAAGCCTAGCATTCGTGAATGTTCCAAGAATGCTGAAAGTTTTGTCTGCCACTCGTCTAAGTTTTGCTGCAACAACTCCTCCGGCATCGTCAGTGTAAGGATAAAAGTGCTGTCCATTTTCTTGTGTGACTCCATATTTCTCACAGGTTTGAAGGGTAATACCTCTATCAGGTATCGACTTGATGGTTCCTTTGATGTCCAGCATCTGGGTCTTTCGTGGTGCTACTGCATCTTGCATGACTGACAGTTCATCAGCATCAGTTTCATTGTAGTAAGTATTGCATGAAAAGCAGTAGGTGTGATTGTCATCATACAACCCGTTAGCGTCTGAACTGCCACACGCATCACAGGCAATATGCTTAATGAGTTTAGACTCAGGCTTAGGTTTACGTACTAGGTTTAGCTTCATTTGTGTCTATGTCCTTACGTAGTTCTTCAATGACCTTCAATGCTCTCACATCAAGGTAGCCATAGTAGATTTCACCCCTAAGCTGGAAGGCAGTGAAGTCCTGCAGTAAGGCTAGACAATCAGCCTTTAATTTATCATCCTCATGGGTGTCACCAAAGTGTGACGGGAAAGGCCATGGTTTGTTATCGTCAATAGTCATTTGCTTAGTACTAATTTGATTAAAGTTACAATAATGACAAATAAAGCCATTACCATGCGAAAGGGTCTTCCTGAGGAGGTACATACCCACTGTGAACCTTATTCAAGACTGCCTCAGCAACATGAGACATAACCTTATCACGACCATTGTTCATAACTAATTCAGCCATACTGTCAATGACAGACCAATACCAGCATTCATACTGTACCAAGTCCATGTCATCCTCAAACATTTCTATAGACATAAAATTATCCTTTCAATCGTGTCTTACGACACTGGGTTTGTTGTCTAAAATTGCACTTTAAAGTCTTTATAAGTATATTACTTAAATAATACTTATATAGTGTATTTAACTTCTATGAATCATCCTAGATACTTTGTAGTATCTTTAAAGTTAGGGTAGCACACTTAGTACAGATTGTCAATGCTCTCCTTCACTGTTGGTGTCGCTAACGTGACTCTCACTCTCTTCATCTAATCCATCATCTATATCATCCGAAGATATAAGGTCTTTACGATCCTTTGTAGGTAGGTGTGAGTCAGCCTGTACAGTTTTAAAGCATTGCTGACATAGGTCAATAAAGCTTCCAGTCACTGCGTGTTTACGTGTACTCTCATAGTCTGTCAGTATCCTGTCACAACATAAGCATTTCATACGTCTTCCCTCACTTCGATTAAATCCATCTCCTCAGGGTCATAGCCAAGCTGCTCATAGACCATGCTTTCAGCTTCTTCCTCATTGCTTGCATAGACCCATACATCCTTTGTAGGGCTTACCTGATAGCAGTATTCATTCATCATTCTTCCTTTTAAATGGATTAACTTTCACCCATGCTTTCATGTGCACTGGGTGTCCATTGGCATCATAGTTCAGACTGTACATCCCGTCAATGTGTTTGAACCAAAGCATACCCATAGGTGTCTTAATTGGTGTTTCCTTTGGTACGTCATACAATGGAATTGAAGGTTGTTCAATCCAGTCTTTTAAGTCAATATCTGATAACATAGCCACTATCCCCTTACCGAATGTAAAATGAAGGCTTTAAGAGGCCATAGATGGCCTTTAAAGGGCTTTCTAGATCATAAGCAATGGTCTGTTGTTCAATCTTCTCAGCTTTATACTTCTTTGAACCCTCCCATTGAAGGTTCTCCCATTGATCGTGTGAGATTACTTCAAGTACATTGATACCCTGATACATTGCTGAGTCTAAACTTCTGCAGTCACCATCTTCATCTATCTGACATTGAACGTCAACGATAGCCCCTGAGTCTTCTAATTGACCTACAAAGTGAAAGGTTATTGTGTCGATAGTCATTGTGTTGGTTCCTTACGTGTAATAGGTTTAGCAAATAGCCACTTATCACCTAGATTTCTGATTGATCTCACCCACTTTAAACGATAGCTTCGCCTTACGTGTTCCGGTACATCGTAAGACTTGAATAGCTCACGTGTGTGTTTTAATAGTTTAGTATTCATTTTATTTCTTCCTTTGCGTATTGAATAGCATCACACCACATAAGCCATGCGTCCTCAATGTTTGACCATGTGTCAAGCTGCTCACTTATCTCATCGGGTGTGTCTTCTTTATTGGCTAAGAAGTAAAGCAAGTCGCTGAGATTAGCTACGGCAACATTATGCCTATATGACCTAATAAATGCTTGCTCTTCGTGTGTGGGTGTAAAGCTCATTTCGTTTCTCCTAAGAATACAGGTTCAAGGTCAATCATCCATTCATAGTTATCCATCCCTGTGACTGGATCAACTTTATATACATTGATATGAAACATATCATCCTCATCAGGCGAGTGGAAATTGAATGAATAACCATCTATACCATGCCACCAGTCGCCATCTCTGACAATCTCATGCTTATATTGTTTTATCAGTGTCTGAGCAAATTGTGTCAGTTGTTCGTCAGTCATTTAATACCTCTACATCAAAAGGGATTGAGTTATCAATAAAACCTTGACGGCTATCATAAGGCAGTGCAAAGATAGTGCCAAACTGCCTATTTACAGCCGCTTGAACCTCTACAGGCAAAGCACCCCAAACATCTTGTCTCATGTCGCCCACTGGATAAGCTTCAGGCAGTTTATTTTCAGACTGATAAATAGCGTGTATATCTTTTTCACCTTCTGTTTTAATGTATTGAACAGCCGCAATCGAGCCGTGAGTGATTGTGTATTTAGACATAATATTAAACCTTTGAATCAGCGAAAACAAACGTGTAACCCCTGCCGTCACTTGAGCCACCGTGACACATATTGTCAATCTTCCATGTAAGTTTGTGTTTAGCCGTTAGAGCCTTGACAGCCTCAAAGTGCACCAAGTGACCCGAGAATTCGTGAGGGTAGGATATTGTGACAGTCAGACCACTGTCAGAAGTGGCTTTAATGCGTGATCCCTTGACATTAGAGGCAGGGATGTATTTTGTGTGTATTGCTTGCATCTTGTTTCCTTAAATGGTAGGCCGTAGCCTTTGAAGTGCGATAGTGCACTACAATGAAGTCTGTCACACTTCATCATGGTATACTGTCACTTAGGGGACAATTCAGCAAGTTTCTCTGACATTTCCTTAAGTTTCATTGCATAGAGTTTCTCATTAAAATCATTCTGATTGTGTGCGAACCAGTTACCAAAACTGCTATTAGACTTTGAGATTCTCCAAGTTTTCCCGCCACCATAGCCAACGTATTGACCTTGACGAAATACTGACTTTTCAATGTTGTGCATGATATTTCCTTTATTTAACTAACACATCAAAGTATGCGAGAGCACCTATAGCCAACATTAGGCCGATAAGTACTGCGAAGCATACATCTATAATAGTATCTAACATTTTATTGACCCTTTGCATAGTTACGTAAAGACTTGATATATCCGAGCTTGTCTGAGTGGCTTTGTACGTTACCCTGCCATGCAACTACAATAGACCCTGACTTGCGTACACCGAGGAACCTGCCTTTGTTTGACTTGTCCCCTGCGTAGATCATCTGCCCAGCTTGAACGTGTTTGAGCAGATCTACAGGCACTGCCCATATATCGAAGATTGATTGATATTTCATGATTAGACCTTTGGTTTAGAATTCATTAGTGAGGATGTAAACAACCTTGTCATCATCCTTGTTTTGTAATGCTTCTACAATATCCTCATTCTCTAGTGCAATACTAGGGTGAATACAGTGCTCATTGCATAGTGCATTGAATTGGTTTTGTGTCATCTTAGTTTCTCCTAAGTTTAAACAGTGCACTATTGCCCTGTCTTGCTATCTATTATCCAGTCTAACCTTACATGAAACTTACAAACACAGGTTTTAGACAATTATTTTAAATATTTAAACCCTTACGTAGAAACCCTTAGTCTTTAAAGTGCCTGAGCCATTTAAACGGCCTCTGAGCGTTTATTCCTTGTTTGGTCACTACCCCATCAGACAAAGTTATCCACACTGCAACTAATACTTATCCACAATTCTGAGTCTTATATAAGACTTAACCTGTGCATAACTGTATACCCCTGCCAGTACTTTATCCACAGGGTGTTGATAACTTGTGTATAACTTTAGTGTTGCTTAAATACAACACTGTATACCCTCTAGAGTATCGCTGATACCCTACCCAGTACTTCTAAGGGTTAACCCTAAGTTGCTTGAGTGTTGCTTAAAAGAGACATCAGAGGATCCTACACTGTCCTACACACCTGTCGACTTTACGACACTACACTGTCAATATTCCGACACCCTACAGAGTATGCTAGTGAGTACTTACTAACATAAACTAATAAGTACACTTATGACTTTAGAGTGAGTGCTTACTAACTTCAGAGACACTACAATGTAAGTGAGTACTAACTAACTTTGATGGGGGGAGGGTCATCGTAGCTATGAATGTTATTGTAGGAGCCTATGAAGTACACAAAAAAGTAAAACTAAAAAGGACTAATTAGGGACAGATGAAGTAACCATAAGTACTTGATTTATAAAGTAAAAGTAGTGTAGACTACAAAGTATCTAAAATGTGTACAGAAGTGTATACAATTAAGGATAAGTACAGACACTTTGTACACCTTAGCAAGGGAACTATAGCGAAGCGTCAAAGTTAACATATATGTGACCAGAATCACATGAATAGTAAAATATATGTGTACTAGACAATAAAAGCTTGACAAATAGACAAAAGTATGATACAATATTCTCTATAGGAAATAATTGTGTTTACTAAGTAGCCTGACCCCACTACTAAGTTGAGACTAAGAAGGCTGATATGCACACCCTAGTAGGGGAACATAGAAGTTAAACAGCCACTTAAATAAAACTATTATAAGTATAATTTAAGTTGTATTAAATACATACTTTATAAGTATAATTAATATTATGTCTTATAACTTAAATATAATGTCTTAGTACTATATAGTACTATACTTAAAAGTCTCCCTATATAGGACAAAGACAATGCAAGAAACAAAGCAAGATGATAATGTCTCAATGGTTATGTCGCCCAAACTGCGTGGTAAGGGCAGACCTCCAAAGACTGACCTTCAAGCTGTTAAGAACAGAACTAAGAATAAGGTAGGTAGACCTGTAGGTGATGCAGGTAGACTTCAAGAGTTCAAGGAGAGGTTACTAGCCACAGGTGGTACTAGAATCCTTGATAAGATGATTCAGATAGCCTTGGATGATGAACATCCCGGACAGATGGCAGCAATTAAGTTAGCAATGGATAGGATATTACCAGCATCAGTGTTTGATTCAGCTAAGAGCAGTGGTAGTATGCCTCAGATCAGTATTAACATCAGTGGCTTAAACAATCCAGTTGTGTCTACTAACGATGAGATTATCGACGTATGACACAGTTAAACTTCCAACTGCTTAAATGGCAGCAAGAGGTCTTTAAAGACTCTACAAGGTTTAAGGTAGTTGCAGCTGGTAGACGTTGTGGTAAGTCAAGGCTGTCAGCTGTATCGTTACTGATTGAAGGTTTGAATTGTCCCGATGGTTCAGCTGTGATGTACATAGCACCTACCCTAGGACAAGCTAGAACGATTATGTGGGACTTACTGCATGATCTAGGTAGACCAGTGATTAAGTCTAGCCATGTGAATAACTTAGAGATTACTCTAATTAATGGTCGTAAGATCCTAGTTAGAGGTGCTGACAATCCCGATTCTCTGCGGGGTGTTTCCTTAATTTACGTAGTACTTGATGAGTGTGCCTTCGTTAAAGAAGATGTATGGCAGAAGATCATACGAGCCTCACTGTCAGATAAAAAGGGTAGAGCTTTATTCATATCTACACCTTCAGGACGTAACTGGTTCTACGATGTCTTCAACTTAGGTAAGTTTGAGGATGAAGAGGATAGACAAGATGAAGAGTGGAAGTCATGGCACTATACCACTCAGGACAATGAGACTATTGATCCTAAGGAGATTGAGGCTGCTAAGAGAACACTGAGTTCCTTTGCATTCAAGCAGGAATACCTGTCTAGCTTTGATACCTCAGGTGCTGATGTCTTCAAAGAGGAATGGTTTAAGTTAGCTGAAGAACCTCAGTATGGTAGCTACATTGTAGCCATCGACTTAGCTGGGTTTGAAGAGGTTGGTAAGAATGCAAGTGCATCTAAGAAGAGATTAGATGAGACTGCTATTGCAGTAGTTAAGTTAGAGGATAACGGTAACTGGTGGGTACACAAGATACAGCATGGTAGGTGGGACATCAGAGAGACTGCTGTAAACATCTTGAAGGTGATTAGAGACTTTGAACCTACAAGCATAGGTATTGAGAGGGGAGCATTGAAGAATGCAGTGCTGCCATACCTGAATGACTTGATGAGAAAGAATAATGTCTACTCACACATCCATGACTTAACTCACGGTAACAAGAAGAAGATTGATAGGGTTGTCTGGAGCTTACAAGGTCGTATGGAACATGGAAGGATTACCTTCAATGAGTCTGAGGACTGGAGTGAGTTCAGAGATCAGTTAGTGATGTTCCCTACAGCTGGTGTACATGATGACTTAGTAGATGCTCTAAGTTACATTGACCAACTGGCTATAGCTAACTATAACGCTGACTACGAAGAAGATGAGTGGGAAGTTTTTGATAAGATTGCTGGTTATTAACCAAATGGATACATAAGGGATAAAGACAATGGCTTTAACTAATGATAAGTTTGACAGTGAAGATTCTCAGTGGGAAGAACCTACTGAGAATGAGAAGGAACTAACCTCATGGGTTAATCAGCACATTACTCGCTGGCGTGACCATAGAGATGCTAACTACATGGATCTCTGGCAAGAGTATGAGAGAGTCTTCCGTGGTATCTGGGCTGCTGAGGATAAGACTCGTGAGTCAGAGCGTTCACGTATCATCTCCCCAGCTACTCAGCAAGCCATTGAGACTCGTCACGCTGAGATCATGGAAGCTATCTTTGGTCAAGGTGAATTCTTTGACATCACAGATGACGTTCTAGATGTAGATGGTAATCCCTTAGATGTTGAACAAATTAAGGTTCAACTACATGAGGACTTCAAAAGAGATAAGATTAAGAAAGCTATTGACCAGATTGAGTTGATGGCTGAGATATATGGTACAGGTATTGGTGAGATCATTGTTAAGACTGAGAAAGAATACTTACCAGCTACTCAAGCAATTCCCGGCATTGCTAATGCAGCCGCTATTGGAGTTCAAGAGAAAGATAGAGTTGCGGTCAAGATTAAACCAGTTAACCCTAAGAATTTCCTTATTGATCCTAATGCTGATTCCATTGACGATGCTCTGGGCGTTGCTATCGAGAAGTATGTATCCATTCACAAGATTGTGGAGGGTATTGAACGAGGTATTTATAAGAAGGTCGACATCACCCTTACATCAGAGGATGAAGACTTGGAAGTAACACAAGACTTGAAGACTTATCAAGATGATAAGGTACGTCTGGTTACATACTATGGTTTAGTTCCTCGTGAGTACTTGGATGAAGAAGAATCTGAAGAGTATGCTGAGTTGTTTCCTGAGGGTTCAGTAGGTGATGAATACTGTAACTTGGTAGAAGCTATTGTTGTGATTGCCAATGGTGATCTTCTATTGAAGGCTGAACTTAATCCTTACATGATGAAGGATAGACCAGTAGTTGCCTATCAAGACGATACAGTACCCGGACGCTTCTGGGGTCGAGGCACAGCTGAGAAAGCCTACAATATGCAGAAGGCTATTGATGGTCAGCTTCGTGCTCACATGGACTCTTTAGCCCTGACTACAGCACCAATGATTGCCATGGATGCTACAAGGCTCCCACGTGGTGCTAAGTTTGAGATTAAACCCGGTAAGGCCATCCTGACCAATGGTGCTCCATCTGAGATCTTGTATCCCTTCAAGTTCGGTCAGACTGACAACAATGCAGCTGCAGCAGCGCAGAACTTTGAACGTATGCTTTTGCAAGCTACAGGCACAGTGGACAGCGCAGGTATGCCATCTAACGTACCTCGTGATGCAGGTGCTGGTGGTATGTCTATGGCTATGGCTGGCATCAT